TGCGAATATAAGATTGTGAAGATTCCTAATATTGACACCAGTGGAAAATGTACCGTAAGAAGCGATAATAATTGCGTTATTTTCTTTTTCAGTAATAGCACGAATTCTTTCCCTTTCTTCAGCGGCAACACCACCGTGTATAAAAAATACTTTTCTGTCGTCATTAATTTTTTCTTTTATAATATTATATAATATTTCTCCATGCTTCTCTACTAGTTGGTAAAGGCAAAGAATATTACCGTCAGTTCGTAAACAAAGATTGCTAATGAAATTGTTTCTACTTTGCGATCCGACAATGTATTCAAGTTCTTCTTGATAAGTTTTTTCATATAAGTTTTTACAATTCTCTTTCGTATGTTTTAAGATTAGACATCTTACTGTTAAATTAGCGACCTGTTTTCTTTCCATCAACTCTTTAGTAGAGGTAACCTTGCTCGCAATACCGAACAGACCTTCTAGGACTAGTTTATGGGTCAATGTGCCATCTAGTGTCCCAGTCAGACCGATCCTATACTTACAATTTGCAAGTTTAGTCATTATGCTCGTGAGTGATTTAGACTTGAATAAGTGTGCTTCATCTCCGAACACAGCGCCAAAGTCGGAAAAAAATTTGTCGTTCATATTATATATACTTTGCCAAGTGCTGACCACAACCTTTTTGCTTGTCATTTTGTCATACTTCGCATAAATTCTATCAACATACTTCTTAACATTCCAACCATAGTCTTTAAAGTCACCATACATCTGTTCAACTAAAGAGGTTGTAGGAACTATGATCAATATTCTGTTTCTTTTCTCATCTTTTAATAAGTGTTCATAATATCTAATGAGAGCATATATGATAAATGACTTACCACTTGCAGTAGGACTTACTAACAATGTTCGATTATATTTAAGTGCTGTATGCACGGCGTCAATTTGATAATCTCTTGCTTCAAATTTTTGACCTAGATTGTTGCAAAATTTTTCTACGACATCTCGATCAGACTTATTAACTACGCCTACACCCTTGCCTGTGACCAGAGGTATATCTCTTTCTTCGCAAAATGCCTTGATATATGGGTATAAACCCAGATACATCTCTTTAGTTTTTTGTGAAAATAGTCTTATCTTGCCGTCCCATTTACGACTACGATATGCCGGCATAAAACGAAACCCAGGTACCTCAAAAGTAAAGAAGTCTGATATTTCTCTAGAGACATCTCTCTCAGCGTCTATTGTTAAATAGACATCATTCTTCTTTTCAACTATTACGGTCATACAGCGCCACTAGTAAATCTTCTCCACTCGATTGCGTTCTTGATTGTAAATGACCTGTTGTTTATCATTCTTAAAATTTGTTCTAGGTAGTTAACTATTGCCTCTTGATATACTATCTTTGCTTGTGCTTTTTGTATATCTTCATCAGCATTTATGTAGATATGAACATCATTTTTTAATACTTTCAGATCAAAAGGTTTTTCTTTATATACACTAGGGTCAGATTTACCTGTGTAATATTCCCACTTTTCTCTTTGTAAAGTTCTTTCTTCCCATTGAGATTTCTTCAATAGTAGATTAAACTTATTATAGTATTGTAGATATTTGTTGTGTAAGATTGGTGTTCTTAATGATTCAGTATCTAGTTCAGTATCATCTATTACTAAATCTTTGTCTGCTTGAGACTGTAATTCTTCTAATGTCATAATGTAATTATATCACCTTTTTCAAGGAAAGTCAATAGTTTATGTTGTACTTATTTGATTTATTGTGTATCCTAAATAATTGAAACTAGCATTACAGGTCACATAATCAATATCTGTACCACCTATACTATAATCTAAATCAGAAATACTTGTAGGATATATGTTTTTAAATCTTATCTCTGTCTTTGGTATATTTTTACTATTCAATATAGTAAGTGTGGCGTCTGAATAAATGCCCTGCTCAGGCAACGGAGCAGATACCCGATCTTTAGTGGAGGGTGTTACCTGTGGCGGTCTACCAGACGCCAATAGGTCTGCAAATTCAGTATGTGATTCTGCAAATCCTAATCGTGATATCCAAGTGTGTAGTTCTTTAAAGTTATTTAAATTTTCATCTACTAAGAATGTTAGATTAAGAGGATTGAAAGTGATTGTATCACCAGGCACAGGATAATCATACAAAGGTGTAGGTACTGTAGCAGTTCCTAACTGTAATCCCGGTACATTTGCTGATTGAACAAAATACTCTACGAGTGGTAGATATAATATTTCAAATCTAAACTGTATTCTACTTGAATAATCTAACTTTGTAGGTTGTCTTTGTGCTGTTGTTTCTTGTACTGCCATTATGCTACTTTATTAACCTTTTCTAAATGTTTCATACCTAATTCAGCGATCTCTTCAGCAGGTTTAAATTCATCGCCTTCGTCTTTAAGTTCTCTCATATTTACAAAGTTTGCATATGTTCTTTTAGTTCTCTTTGTAATAATATGTGCATTGAGTAAAGTCTTAACTAAGACTCTAAATATGTTATTTGGTCTTTTCATTTCATCTCTAACTGTCTCGTAAAGATCGAAATGTTTTTCTGTTTCTTGCAGTACCCAAGTCCACTCTAAACCAACTGAGGCATAGATATCTTTTTTCTCTCTAGGATTTGCAAGATTGAATATAAGTTCTAAAAATAAATGTTCTGCCCAATCTTCAACTTCTTTATGTTCACTACTATTTAGTTTCGGTACAGTACGATCTGCCCATATTTTACCAAACTTATGATGAAACGCCTCATCAGACATAACTAATTGTAGTAATCTTTTTAGTAAAGGATCGTTAGTATCGGCGTGTGCCATAGAAAAGGCACCCATCGCTAAACCCTCTACGAGTAATTGCATACCTACAATCTTTTTATAAACAACATCTGAAGAAACAATATTATCTAATACTCTACCTAAAGTTTCACCTACTTTATATGGTTTGCCCCATCTCTTTTCAATATATTTTGTAAATGCTTGAACATGCCGTGCTTCTTCTCTCGTTTGATTAGCAGCATACTCTTGGGCACCTGGATCTTTGAGTATGTGGCATAAACTTGCACTTAGAGATAACGCACCTTGTTCACCGTGTAGTATTTGTGATAGTACCCAACCAAAAGATTCATTTGCAAGTTTAATCTTTTGTTTCTCAGTAAGTCTTTCTGCAATAGTAGGTACTTGTAATTCTAAACAAAATATTCTAGGGTTAACTAGATACTGACTATCCATAGCAAACTCTATATCATAATTGATATACTTTGTATCATTAGGATCCCAGAAATGTTTATGTGTTTGTGATATGATTCTATCAAAGGCGTCTGATCTATTGCCGTATCTATCTTCTTCCATCATAGGTGTAAAGTGATTAGGTAGAGAGGCATTGTAAGCATTATCTTTTGTAAGACGATTTTTGCCTGATCTTACACTCTCATACCATCTCTTAGTTTTAAAGATGGCATTCTTTGATAATACTGAGAATAAAAATAACTTTTCTTTTATATTCATATTACTATTTAGGGGTAAAAAAAAGGGGAGTCCGTAGACCCCCCTTAATTTCTTGTTGCGAAGCAACTAACAAGATTACATCAAGTTAGCAACTTGTACTCTTCTGTAATAGAAGTTTTGATTAGCAGCCGCAGGAGCGGTTACATCAATACTACCATCAGCAGCAGTGTTAGCAAATGGGTTTTGAACCATTCCGTATCTAGTCTTAAACCCGATTTTTGGTTGGAAAGTATCTTGACCAACTGCTCTCACCATTTGTAGTGGAACATATGGGCAATAGAATAATCCAGCGTCATAAGGTGATGTACCTTTATAACCAACAACATAGTATTGTTTAGCAGCAACATTCGCAGCATATGGGTCAACATATACTTTAAATCTACCGTTAAGAACACCAGCAAAAGTATTTGCAGTATCGTCAACATTTAGGTTGTTGTTTAATGCAGGAGTATAATCTAAGATACCAGCCATTTGTAAAGCAGAAGCAACATCAGCACTTGTTATGATGATATTACCTTTCCCCCTACGAGTTTTTTGACCGATCGCATTAGCGTCTCTTTCGAGTTGGAACATCAAACCTTTGAATTTCTCAACAGACCAACGACCGTTTGAGTCAGTATCTAAGTCAAAGATACCTGCATTAGTTGTATTAACTTCTGCACCTTTGTTAGCAACTAAGTAAATAGTTCTAACAACTTCACGGTTGATTTCTGCAAGAATTTCAGTTGATAAAATGTTCGCAAGTTCTGTTTCTGCGTCTAGACCATGGATTGCTTTTAAGTCTTGAGCAAGTTCCATAGTGTACTCTGCTTTAAGAGCACGAGACTTAGCAGTCACGGTAACTTTGTCGATTGAGAATGCCATTTCAGCAAACGCATTAGCAGCAGCGTCACCAAGTGCCTCTGCTTGTGCAGTTGACATACCAACTCCAGTAGAGTAGTTGCCAGCAGGCGAGTCATTTAGTAGCGCTGGGTTAGTTGCAGCAAATCCAGTACCTGGAGTTTGCAAGTCACCAGCAGCGTCGTTTGATGAATGGTCTGTGTCCGCTTCGTTGAATAACGCTTCGTCACCAGCTTGTGATGTGAATCTGTAACGCATAGCGAAGATAAGTCCAGTTGGACCTGTCAGCGGTTGTACGCCACAGATATCATAAGCAATCCTATTAGGCAGAGCCCTAGGAATAAGTGATATTAAGATTGGGTCCCAACCAGCATTGACACC